AGCCTTTCATAATCGATTTTATTCATAAAAATAACACTCGCATTGCCATCTATATACAGTTTGCATTGCATGAATTGAGTTCCTTTTACTTCCTCAATTACGTCTATTTGCATTGTTCTTTTTTTACTCATATCATGCTCTGAATGAGCCTTAATATATCCACTTCTATAAGCACTCATAACCAATCCTCTTACATCCATTCGATCAATAAATTCAGGTTGAGGATCACACACCCTTTTTGAATATTCAATCGCCAATACTGTTACTGTTTTCTTCTTCATATCTGTTCCCGTTATTAGTTAATACAAATATTCTTCTGGATCATATCCTAATTCGATAATCTCCTGTTTCAATTCATTGATTTTACGTTTCCATCCCCGACGATCTCCCCTGACTTCCGGGTCATTATTGTCAAGCATGAGCTGAATATCCTTTATCTCTTCGATTTTATCTTTAACTGAATCATCGGTTGAGTAACATTCAAGACATAGCATCTTGCCTTTATTCAATTCTGATTCACGAGTAGAATTTAATTCTACCCATTCTCCGCATTTACTGCATGGTACTGGCATTTCCATAATATTCCTTTTTATATCATTTTGAATTATTTTTTTATAACTACCGCCATTGTACTAATGGAAGTGCCACTCTCTTTAAACTCCCCCGCGCTGATTTCAAACACTTCTCCATGTACTTCTTTCAGCCAGTTTCGGAAATCAATACATTTCTTTTCCGAAGCGAATTTCCAGTGTTGGCTAGTTATTGCCGCAAGGGTTCCACCTTGCTCTAAACGTTCATACATAAGCTTTACATGAGCTATATCCTGATTACCGGAAAATGGAGGATTGGCAATAATCTTAGTGTAATGCCCTACACTGTCTTTCGTAAAATCTTCATCAAGCAGTATCACATTTTCCAACGAATGCAAAAACTCTCTGTTTTCCGGCATCAGTTCATAGCATTCCACTGTTACAGAAGGACAAGCTCGATGAATGGCTTTAATGAGAGCACCGCGGCCGGCACTCGGTTCCAGTACCGTATCATTTTCATGTATTCCGCCGGCAAGCATAACCAGCCAGTCCGCCACCTCAGCCGGCGTTTCAAAAAACTGGTATTCCTGCTGAAGATTACAGCGCTTCCCTTCTTTAAGAATTGAGAACACCCTCTCCGGATTGAACGGGAATGTAAACCCTTGAGCCTTTCCACCCTGCCAAGATCCGCCGGCTTCTTCAATCCATTTCTTAGCCTCGGCATACGATTTCTTACAAAACTGCACATTGGGAAGTTTCAACAAACCGTTCTCCAAGGTACAATGCCGCAGTATCTCTTCAACGCTCCAGTTCTTCCCACTGTCAGCTGTACCTTTCTTGCTTTCTTTATTCTCCTCAATGCCTAACAGCCTGTGCAATGATTTTTGTACACCGATAGCAATGGAGGCATTGACTGACATCCACTCCAGTATGGCTGTCAGAAACTCGGTGTCTACATGTCCAGTCTCGTCATAAATGGTTTCCTTGTCAATCAGGGTCGGAAGCTGCTTAAATGGTTCAAGGCTACCATGTAACGTTTCGATTAAAATCTCTTTTTTGCTCGTCATAACTCTTTTGTAAATAAATTCTTGTTGTGTCTACACTCCCATGACCTAAAAGGTCAGCCAGTTGAATAACATCTTTGTTTTTTTTCAGGAACATTTTAGCGAAAAAATGACGAAAGGCGTGTGCGTGCATCTTCCTTGAATCAATACCGCAATGTTTTCCCCATGCTTTCAAGTGCTGGGAAAAGCCCCGCTGTGTGATCGGACCGAATCTCCCTACCGCAAAAATCCCGGTTTTACCATGTTCCTTAGCATAAGCCTTCGCTTCTTGCTGTAGCTGTTTTTGAAAGAAAAATCGACGGTACTTGTTACCCTTCCCTCTTAGTGTTACCTCCCCGGATATAATGTCTTCCCACGTGAACTGCTGGAATTCTGACAGACGGGCACCCGTTGTACCCAATACTTTGATAAAAAAGTAGTAATCCTTGTTGGATTTCGTTTTCAGAAAATCCAGTAGGCGGTTGTACTCCTCTTCTGTCGGGACATTGTTTACATCGAGCTTGCGCTTCGTCTTAGGTCGCTTAAGCTCTATCGGTTTTTTAAGCCATTTAGAAAATTTTTCCAAAGCGGTGATACGTAGACGGATAGTCTGTGGGGATAATGATTTTTCTTCTAAAGTCCGTATAAACCGCTTGCAGTTTTCCATATTGATCTCATTCACATATTCAAAGTATTGCTTCAAGGATGTATAATAAATATCCACTGTATGTGGCGAATAATCATTGTTATCAGTCAACCATATTATGAAATCATGGAGTAGTTTCTTATTTTTCTCTGAAATGACGTCAAGCTTTTCCAAAGGTTTCACCGTCTTTTCCCTTTTTCCATATCCGATGTTGAGAAAGGATAATAGATCGCATATAGCTGAACACATTAATGAATGACGCACCATGACATCAGCATTTTCACGTTTGTAATTCAAATAACCACGGCGGTTCACTTCTTTGGCCATCTCTAAAAAATCCGTGACATGCTTGATATATTTCCCGATAGTATCATAAGTCCTTCCTGTCGTGTATATGTAAGAAATATAATCAGTTAATATCTTCTGTCTGTCACTATTCATGGTTATTTATTTCTTTTTTTTTGATTTAATCTTGATTGGATTGTTTTTGGTACCAGTACCCAACCATTTTAATTGGATGCCATGTATCCGGAGCCAATATTTAAATTCGGACGTGGTTGTCTGTTTCATATCTGTTCCGTTTCGAATCAAACTAGACCAGCCCACTCATTAATCGTAGCATTCAAAGCCCCCATAACAAGCATCTTGTCACTTTCGTCATACTCCATAAGCACCTCCACTGTCCGGTCACCATTACAATCATTGTATTCCCTTCCTGTTTGAATATTGACAGGAAGACCGTTCTCGTGGACTGCTTCAAGCCATGCCTCAAGCAATCCTTTATTCATTTCTATTTTAGCACTTTTCATAATTTCTTACTTTAGCAATAACAGACGATCCATTCTTCTTTATACCAATCTCGTCCAACACCAATACATCAGGATATTTTGTCACCCATTCCGGAAAATAATTTGTTGTCAGAACAACAGTAAAATCACCTTGAAAATAATCCCCTCTGACCAACGCCTCGTAATACTGTAACTGCCATTCCGGGATGTCATCAAACACCATTACATCAACATTTGTATCAATATGTTCCAAGAAACTTTTAAGACTTGATGATCTGACATCATAAAAAACACTACGCTTGTTTTGGCACATTTGAAGTGCCAACTAAGTTTTTCCACACCGAGGAGCTCCTACTAATAGTATTACTTTCATATCATTCACAATTTAAGTTTATCACATTTATTAATTTCTACTACAAGTTATTCACGCTCAAATATTTTCACTCCAGCCACTTCTTCTATCTTATCCTTCGCTAGTTCAGGTATTCGTACCCAACCACTCCGCCAATTATTAAACGTATAAATCGGCACCTTGCATTCATCAGCGAGCCTTTTAGCCATCTCAGATGATTCACATACTGGTAAACTGCGCAAATAGGTTCGTAATGCCATGCCATCAATTGTTTTTTTCTTCTTTTTTTCTTCCATATTTAATTAAATATTGAATATTGTTTTGTAGATTTATAATGCAAATATAATAATATTGTATCAAAACTATAACTTTTATATAGTTATTTTATAGTATTATTTTAGTGTTGATTTTTAATACATTGATTATGAGTGAAATAATAGGTAATAAACTAAAGAAGATTTTAAAAAGAAAAGGTATTACCCCAAAGGAATTTGGAGGGATGATAGGAAAATCAGAGCAACGCATATATCAATACTATAATGCTACAAAATTTGACTCTGATCAAATTATAGAATTCTCTAATATATTTAAAGTACCTATTGCATATTGGTTTGATGATGAAGGTTACCGACTCAATCAATCAGTCGTTGGCGATGGGAGTGCAGCCTCTATATATGGTAATGCTACCGCTGGAGTTATAGCAGACAAAGATAAAGAAATAGAGCATCTGAAACAGTTACTCAAAGAAAAAGAGAGGCTAATTCAAGTATTAATGAATAAATAATATTGTAGTTATGATAGAATTAAAGGCTAGACCTTTTTACACCTAAATACTGGGACGTAATCGGGACAGAAGTATGAAAAAAGAGAGATTATCCATATTATTAATCAGCCTATTAGTGGAAGCAAAATGTGTCAATAGCTCGCCTCATTCCGACATTGTAAAGGATAAGCCACTGAACTTCAGTGGCTTATCTCATTTTTAGCAAATCCGCCGGGACGAAATCGGGACACCCTATTTTATGGGTCAAATTCTATTCTCGGATTATAATGCTAACATCCTACCAGCCGAATATTTTGGGTCAGCGGATTTTCCTGGTTGGTAAGCTTTCTTTTAAGCGTATAGCCTAGCCAGTCTGAACATGAAGAATT